AGAATGTGCTTGAAGGACTAGTGCAGCTTAGGGCTAAGGCTCATTGCCTCCAGGTGAACGAAGAACTAAAGACTGGGCAACCTCAGTTCCCTATATCAAACGTCCTTGAGAAGTTAGACCAGACGATTAACCTCCTGACAAAAGAGGTTTATGCAACAAAGGATAGGACGCCTAAGACTTTGGCTCAGAAGTTCAATATGTTTGTAGGATTCAAGCTATGAGTGAAGTGGTACATATCGGTAGCCTTACCGATTCTGTATCCATAAGTGAAACAGGGTTGTCCGTTGTCAAGGAACTGTCCTTTGACCAATGGGCAACCCTTATGGGTACTTTGAGTCGTATGGATACGGCGTTTCAGTTCGCCCTTGGCGATGCTCTCCTCTATGGGGAGAGCAGATATGGTGAACGATACTCTCAAGCCTGTGATGTTACAGGACAGTCGTATCAAAGCCTAGCCAACTACGTGTGGGTATCGAAGGCTGTAACAAAGGACAGACGTGTTCCAGGTTTAAGTTGGACACACCATAGAGTAGTAGCCAAGCTTGACCCTGAAAAACAAACAGAGTTACTTACTATTGCAAGGAAAAACGATTGGACTATCACTACCTTGATGGAAGAGGTACGTGGTGAACCACTACCTAAGCCTAACATAGAGCAGGTATCTGTACCTAAAGGTATGTCAGTCAAGGATGCTAACGCTGTACTACATCAGGCAGCGAACTGTCAGTCGTTGTGTTCTACGTGTCCATTCAACAAGGGAGAAGAATGAGATATCTAAGTGTGTGTAGTGGTATCGAAGCGGCTAGTGTAGCGTGGCATGACTTCGGTTGGACACCTGTAGGGTTCTCTGAGATAGAGAAGTTCCCTTCAGAGGTGTTAGCAAAACGATTCCCTGACGTGAAGAACTACGGGGATATGACTAAGTATAAGGAATGGGATATAGATGGAGATTCAATTGACCTTCTCGTTGGAGGAACACCCTGCCAAGCATTCAGCGTTGCAGGATTGCGTAAAGGACTTGAAGACCCAAGGGGAAACCTCTCCCTCACATTCGTTGGAATGGTTGACCACTTTAAGCCCGAATGGGTTGTCTGGGAAAATGTCCCCGGTGTTTTGTCAAGCAACGGAGGACGGGACTTTGGTTCCTTCATCGGGGCGATGGCAAGTATCGGGTATGGGTTCGCTTGGCGGTGTTATGATGCTAAGTACTTCGGAGTACCCCAGCGAAGACGTAGAATCTTCCTTGTCGGACATTCTTCAGGAGATTCAAGACGTGCCGGAGAAGTACTATTTGAGCCAGAGAGCTTGTCAGGGAATCATAGCGAGAGCAAACAGGCGGGGAAAAGCATTGCCGAAGGCACTATCACAGGCTCTGTATCTTCAAAGTGGGCTAAAGGAACCGGAGGCCCAGCAGGAGACGAATGCTACAACCTAGTCCCTGTCCTGTATCAAAACAATCAGACAGATGCCAGGCTAAAGGAAGAACCTCACACTAGTCAAACAGTACTCGCACGATGGGGTACAGGTGGAGGTAACGCTCCAATAGTGCAGCATCCTACTAGAGTACGAAGGCTTACAGTAACCGAAGTGGAACGCTTACAGGGATTTCCAGACGGTTGGACAGATGTACGGACTAACACTCCGGATAGCCCTAGATACAAGGCAATCGGGAATTCAATGGCTGTCCCTGTGATGCGGCATATAGGCAACAGAATCCGTAGCGTGTGATATAGTCCTAGTCCCAAGGAGGTAGGAATGATTACGATTTTTAACGGACGTACTAGAACCTTGAAGGAGTCTGGTACGTCTTCTTTTATCCAAATAGAACACCGCATACTCAAGCATATGGGTAAGTTTACATCCAGTGAATGGATGGTGTTTTGCGCTCTCGCATTACACGCTGACCAGGACGGAGCATCCTTCCCTTCAATACCTAAACTCGTATCAATCACAGGGCTATCAGCTCCTACGATTCGTAACGCTATGGCAGGCTTAGAGTCCAAGGAAATCGACGGCTATAAGGTGATTGGACGCTCTCCAAGGTTCGTTGATAAGCGTCAAACAAGCAACCAATATGTCATCTTCCCCGGTTATCAGGGGGAAAGTATTTTAGAGGGGGAGGGGAAAGATTCTTACAGGGGGGAGGGGAAAGAAATTAGTACCCCAATTAACAAGAATCAATTAGAACAAGAATCAATTAAGGTTAAAGGAAGAAAGACAATCACACTCCCAAAGGATAATGACCCTGCTCGTGAACTCTACGTAGCATTCCGAGCTTGGAAGTATCCAGAACTAAACCCTACAGAGTTCAACCTGACTGAATGGAAGTCCGTCTACTACATCTTCTATGAGATGACATCCAAAGGGATAACACCTGACAAAGTAACCAAAGCCTGTACAAGGCTCCTACAGGGCTGGAATGACAAGAATATGATAACTCCCCGTTCTCTATGGAAACATTGGTCTACGGCTACTACAGAGGCTCCTAGCGTATCTAAGCCAAGTAACCAACGACCAACAAGCATAGACCACGCAACGTCAGCTATGGAGATTATGAGGTCAGTCAATAACTTTCTTGACAATACGGTATAAGTTGGTATAGTGGAGACCTAGGAGGTAGGTATGGTAGATGTAGAAATGTTCGACGTGGTTGGTTGGCAGTTGCCTGATGCGTTCCTTGCGGACGCTGAACTGGAAGATGACGAGACAGCGACGAAGGTCTCGTACCACTGCATCAAGACAGATGAGCTTTATGACTTCGTTCTCAATATGCTCACTGGAAATCCTGTAGATGAATCCCTGAAGAAGGGTGGTAAAGGCTGGGAGGATGAACTAACAGCCATTATGTATGCCTCTGATATGGAATGGCAATCTACTGGTGCACCACCTATGACAGATATTGAAAAGGCAACAGACCTTTGCTTATGGTTATCCGAAGAGGTTCAGGCTCTGATTGAGAGTGCAGCACAAGACCAGTTCGAGTCTAAGAATGATGGTTCATATTGGGACGGGGAGTATTGATATGACAGAGAAAGCGTTTGGTACAGTTGCTGGCATCCTAAGTGCTATGCCAGCACAACAACGATGGGATGATGGCGTTGCTATGGGATACGCTATTGCCCTCAACGGGGTAGATGACAAGGATGGTGTAGAGGCAGTTATCGAACTCCTCAAGACAGAGGACTTCCGCCCTTCACCTGCAGCAATCCTTCGTAAGGTACGGGGACTACGTTGTGGTGAGACAAGCGTACAGCAGATGTTCAATCGTATCTGTCGTTACCTTGCAGATGTACATCCATCAAAGCGTCACGTAGAGGAATCTCAGTGGTTACTTGAAGGTGAACTACATCCATTCGATATCGTAGCCATCAAGCATATCGGTGGGTGGGGTGAAGCAGGACGCATGAATCGTGAGCAGTTACTCAAGTCCCTTGATGGTTGGACTGAGAACGCATCCGACAACGTGCAAGCACTCGTGCAGACTAGCACAAAGGCGATTACTCAGTAATGGATATGTTTACGTTTATCAGCCAGCACCAACGTGCTGGCACTCTCAAACCTTATCCCTATGACGATATGGTTGAGCAAGGGCTATTAGGTTGTGTCCTTCTAGGGGGAAAGAAAGCCCTAGATATGATTGATGGAATGGTAGATGAGCGTGACTTCTATCGACCAGGTCACCAAGCTATCTTCACCTCTATGAAGCGTGTCATCCAAAAGACAGGTGCAGGTTGTGACATCGCCCTACTCAACGACGATATCAACTCACTCAAACAGGACGAGATTACTGGTGGGCTTGCATATCTGATGCAGCTAGGTGATATCGAGTTCACTACGCAGAATGCACCAACCTACGCTAAGACTATCAAGCGATACGCAGAGCTTCGCAATATCGTAGTCAACGCAGAGTACGTCATAGCAAGAGCGCAACAGGTAGAGACTGACCCTGACACAATCACCCTAGACTTTGCCAAGAATACTGAATCAAAGGTCACAACGAATACTGTTCATAAAGCAGGGGACGTGATGCGTGATGGCATCAAGTCTATGATGGACGGACGTAAGCGTGGCATACCATCAGGGTTCTACGATATCGATAAGGTCATCAACGGGTTCAGGGATGGTGAACTGATTATCCTTGGAGGTAGACCTTCTATGGGTAAGTCATCACTAGGACTACAGTACGCCATTAACGCAGCATCATACTGCCGTAAGGCAGGAACCGGAGGTTCACTCTTCGTCAGCGTAGAGATGAGCTTGGATATGATTAGCCAACGTATGCTCCAGATAATCGGTGGAGTAGATGGGCAAGCACTACAGAACTCATACCTCTCTAAGACTCAGAGGGACTGCATAGAGGTCGCTCAGACTGAGGTGGACACATTACCTCTATTCCTATCTAGTGAGACTCCTGTGACCGTACAGAGCATCAGGGCTAAGGCTCGTGAACTACAGCGCAACAACAGTCTGTCATTCATAGTTGTTGACTACCTTCAGATGATGGATACGGGCAAAGAGACGCAAGGACGCACCAGGGATATTGGTGTACTCAGTCGTGGACTCAAGGGTATTGCTAAAGAGTTCAACGTACCTGTCGTTGCACTATCGTCCCTGTCTCGTGCAAGTGAACAGCGTAATGACAAGCGACCTATCATGTCTGACCTGAGAGAGTCAGGTGATATTGAGAGTGATGCTGACGTGGTACAATTTCTGTATCGTCCGGACTATTATGCGGAAGACAGGAACGCTTGGGATGAAAATGTTCCTTCTGAGGCTGAGGTCATTACCGCTAAAAACCGTAACGGTGCGATAGGTGTATCTAAGGTAGAGTTCCACAAAACCATCGCTCGCTTTCAAGATATACCTGAAGGGAGTC